CCCGCCCTAGTGGCGGTTTTCTTTTGCCCCAAATCCACCGTTCCAACCTCTCCCCTACCCAATTTCTGTGATCTAGGTCACAAATTCAGTAAATAGTCAAAAATAAATTCAATTCAAAATCAAATACTTACTACTTTAAATAGAAAACATCTCTACTTTCCTGCAATTTTTAGTTGCAATTAAATCTACTTTAAGTAGAATAAACCACATCAAAGCAAACCACTTTGAGTTGCTCTTTAAAAATTTGAAACAGGTTAATGATGGGTAAAAAAATAGCCACTCAAATGAGTAGCTATTAAAAATCACTTTTTAGGTGGCGGCGTAGGCCGTTTAGGTTGATAACTTTCTTGTGATGGGGTTGGTTCTGCCATTAGAATTTTTCTCCACAAAATTTAGCAACAAATAACTGACAACAACTTAGCTCCGTATCATCTTCTAATTTAAGTTGAATGGCTGAGCGTTTATACGCAATATCAGCGAAAACCCCTGTAATGTGATTATCAAGTGAATTGCTTTCAAGTAAAACGTCTGCAAGTTCATCATCCGTCATTTTACTGTGCCGATGAATCAAAGCGGAATAGCGATCTGCACCAATGCGAGCAGAAACCGCTTTTTCCCCGAAACGATATACTAATGATAATGCGCTTAATACCGCCAAGATCAATCCAATAATGATATTGATATTTACACTTGGAGTATAACGGCTTAAATCGCCAATAATGGTGGAAGATAATAAGAGTTGCACGACAGTAAATAGATTATTTAACCGAGCATTACAATGATAGAACAGATTTTCTAAGTTGTAACTGTAATATAGGTTAAAGACCAAATCACTTCGGGTTTTATCTTCCATTTTTAATTCCTCATCTTGGTTTAGGTGGCGGAGTAGGTTTTGGCGGAATATGCCCCCTTTCCTCTCTTTCTCTTTTCATAATGTTTCCTCATAAATGTTAAGTTGTGGCGAAAACATTATATTCCTCGAAGTTGTGGCAAACAAGAGGGCTTGAGCCTTACAAGCATAAAGAAAGGCGCTCATCATTAACCTGTTTTGAATTTTAGACAATTTGGTTCAAAACACATTGATCGCCCAATGGTGAGCAGTTAGTAAAAGTTCGGACGGCAGATAGACCCGACACTGCAACAGCATTATGACAAAAGACATAATCCGACAATGTGTTTAGCTTAAATATGCCTCCGGCAGTGAATCGGAAATATTGAGCGAATTTTAAAGAAGAGCAAACGCGGCTTAGGCGTGACATATCGGAGAGACGGTAAACTGCCGCGGTAGCTTAATAGGTAAAAGCAACCGGCTCATAACCGGAGGATAGTTGAGTTCGAATCTCTCCCGCGGCACCAATTCAAAGCGCATTCGGCAGAGCGACAGTTTTAGGCATGCGGACGCGTCAAATGCAAGACAGAGTGCGCTTTGAAATGGCAATAAAACACGGCTCTTGTGGTTGCTAGTGACAAGAGGGAATTAGCGGGTGCCGGAAACGGCAATTAATTAACCATAGGTTTGTTAAAAAGTATTGTTATTTAAACAACAGAGGTGCAACTCCTCCAAGAGCCAACTTTAACCCCACAGCCGAGCATGAGGGCTTAAAACTTATGTGACCTATAAAATTGGTTCCTTAGGTTTGCCCTCCGTAAAACGAGGGCTTTTTTTTGGCCAACGGAACGAAAAAAACCAAGGAGCAAAAATGAAAAAATTAATTATCGCAGCAATTATCGCAATTTTAGGTTTGATATGGATGCTGTACATGTTGGCGACATTGTCGATAAAAACACAACATACAAGTGCTACTGATTATTACAACAACGATGTGAGCGAGCAAATCAGCGCAGACTGGGAGCGCAAAGCAAAAGCCGAATGGATTGCGGAATTTGGTGATGCGCAGTCGAATTTGAACGCGGAATCGCAAGAATACCTCGAAAAAACAACCGCACTTTTACAGGAAAAACGCAATGGCAAAAATTAGACGTGGGTCGGTATGGGATTTTGATAATCCTGATGACTATTACGAACAATTTGAGACGCAACCGCAGAACGATGATTTTGATGATGACGCACAAGACATTGATGACGATTGCGAATATTGGAAAAGTGGTTGCTATGGGAGAGGATAAAAATGACAACCGAATTTAATTTAGTTTTAACAACTGAAAGTAAAGTGTTATCCACAAATATTGTGGAGTTTGAAAAACAAGCTGAGCAATTTCTTGCAACGCTCACAAACAAGTTTGAAACAGATGATGACTTTGCGGCCGCAAAAGAAGAAGTCAAAACTTTGAAAGAGGTTGAAGATAAAATCCGTGCGGCGATTAAGTCGGCGCAAAGCGGTGAGATTGCGGCATTAATCACCTCCGCTGAAAACATTGCGGAGCGGTTTAGACAAGAGCGTTTGGCACGTGACAAGCTGGTTAAATTAAAAGAATCAGAAATTAAGCAAAACATTATCAATGGCGCGCTTGATGAAATTTCGGAAATCCGTAGCAAGTACGAAAGCTCGGTCTCTCTTGCGCTTGAGCAAACTATGCCGAAATCAGCGATAACAAACCGCCTTGAAGAGGCAACAAAAAACAAAAGAAAGCTTGATGGGTTAGTTAAATCAGTTAATGCCGAAAAAACGTTAATTCTTGCTGAATTAGCGCAAGAATCCGCTCGAATTACAGCACGTTTAAAAATGATTCCGATTGCCTACGAGCATTTATTTAGAGACGCACTGCAATTAGTTGCCGGCACGGACGATCTTAAGCCAATTATTGCTGAGCGAGTAAATGCCGAACAACAGCATGAGGCCGAGTTAAAAGCAAAAGCCGAAGAAGATGCCAAAGCAAAAGCGGAATCACAAGCCGTTGCGTCAGAAATGGGAACACAAAGTGCGGTAGAAAAAACACCGGAAATCCCGACCGCACTTTCTGACGAGCCGACATTTAACTTTGAAATCCGTATTGCATTTAGCGGCACGCAAGAACAAGCGATTGCATTAGCGCGACAAATTAAAGCGCAATATGGCGATAACGTATCACTAAAAAAAATGAATTAAGGATAAAACGAAATGGCAACAGCACTAAAAAATTTGACAGATAAACTAGCGAAACGGTTTGAAATTGCGGACGGTTCAGATTTGATGGCGACATTAAAAAACACCGCTTTCAAGGGCAATGTAAATGACAGTCAAATGACCGCGCTTTTAATTGTGGCGAATCAATATGGATTAAATCCATGGACAAAAGAGATTTACGCATTTCCTGATCGTCAAAATGGCATTGTCCCCATTGTTGGGGTGGACGGATGGGCGCGAATCCTCAATGAAAACCCAAATTTTGACGGTATCGAATTTGATTTGGATGATGAAAAATGCACTTGCAGAATTTACCGCAAAGACCGCTCAAAACCGATTTCGGTAACGGAATATATGAGCGAGTGTTACCGCGACATGGGGCCGTGGAAAACACATCCGAAAAGAATGTTGCGTCACAAAGCAATGATTCAATGCGCACGCTTAGCGTTTGGATTTACCGGCATTTATGACCAAGATGAGGCAGATCGAATTGTTGAAACTCAGCGTGAGCAAGTGAACGTAACACCTAAACAAAACGTGATAGACGTTTCGGCGTTAATCACATCCGAACAGAAAGAAATGTTAATCGGTTTAATTGACGCAACCGGTACAAGCACGGAAAAACTGCTTACGGCATACGGTCACGCGGATATTTCCGAAATGACAAAAGAGCAAGCCGACAATGCTATATCAATCCTGAACAGTCGCCTTGATAAACAAGAAAATGACGGAGAAGATGTCCCACTATGATTGACGGTCTAATAACGCTTGATTGCGAACAAGGATCGGAAGAGTGGCTACAGGCCCGTTTAGGTATTCCCACCGCAACGGGCTTTGAAAACATTGTGACGGCAACCGGTAAAAAATCAAGCGCACAAATCAAATACATGGCGGAGCTAATCGAAGAAAGTATTCTCGGCTTACAGGATAGCTCATTTAAATCCAAATTTATGGAGCGAGGGAATCAACTTGAGCCACTTGCCCGCTCCGCCTATGAATTTATTACGGGCAATTCTGTTCAGCAGGTTGGCGGCGTTTACTTGGACGAAAACAGAGAGGTGATGGTTAGCCCTGACGGGCTAATCCCCGAACTCAAAAAAGGACTTGAGATTAAATGCCCGAAAATGAGTACGCACATCCGCTATTTATTGGAAGGGGGCGTTCCGTCTGAATATGTAATCCAAGTGCAAGCGAATTTGTGGGTGACCGGATATGAAACATGGGATTTTGTGAGTTATTGCCCTGAATATCAACGGCAAACGCTTTATTTGTTTACGGTTGAGCGTAATCCATTGCTTATGAGCGCGTTTGATAAATTAATCCCCCAATTTTTAAATACATTAAGAGCTTACAAAAATTAAAGATAATGGGTGGGAAAGACTTCCGCCCATTCCGCAAGATGAAACCACAAGCCACTAACGAATAGTGGCTTTTTTATTATCCAAATTAATGAGGTTAAAAATGAAAGAGCAGCAAAAGAAATACGAGTTAACCGGTGAATTTATTGAGCATTGGAGCGGTAAAAAGCTATACCGAATTAGAGCGCTAGTTTCGTTTGGCGTAGTAGTGGTGGGACAACTTGGTGGGTTTGTTGAGTCAGAAAAAAATTTAGATCAGTCATTATCAGGTAACGCTTGGGTGTCCGGTGACG